CTTGAATTAATAACTCCTGGCGGTGGTACTCTGCGACTACCAAATTCATCCATAGGCCCACGCTTAGGAGGCTTTATAAACTTTCCAGTATTTTCTTCTATAAATGCACCAATTGATTCATAAAACTTTTCCTTACCTACATATCCAATAAGTCTTGCAACTTCTTTATTATCCCATATAACAAATGTTGGTGTCTGATCTATAGGTGTTAAACGAAATTCATCAAATGCTTTTTGTATCCACTTTGGAGGTGGTTGATCTATATCAATAACTTTAAGAGGAAGGTGTTTTGCATACTCTGATGTCTTGTATGTTGGTGTCACCTCTTTATGAAAATCTCTGCAAAAACCACAACGATCAGTACTAAACATTAGTAGTTGTAATGCTTCTACAGGAATAGCCATTAACAAAACAAACATAAATGCTAGTAATATTTTTTTCATTTTATCTCCAAACAAAAAAAAAGAGGGACAGGGGTTAAACCCCATCCCCCTCAATTTAAGTAAACAATTAAGTAAACAACTTAAATTACATCAAGTTGGTAACTTTAACTTTACGATAATATGTGTTCGCAGCTGAAGTAATAGCCGTAAACGGATTAGAAACAAGACCATACCGAGTTTTAAAAGCAATCTTCGGTTGGAATGTGTCCTCACCCATCGCACGAACCATCTGCAACGGAACATAAGGACAATAGAACATGCCAGCATCATAAGGAGAAGTTCCCTTATAACCAACAAGAAGCATATGCTCATTCGTATGAATATAATACGGATCAACAAAAACTTTCATCCCATTGACTGTACCTACCATTGTACTAACGTGCGTATCATTGTTTACACTCGCGGACATCGCAGGAGAGTAATCAAGAACACCAGCCATAGCCAATGCAGATGCTACATCGTTAGTCGTGATGATAAAGTTTCCTTTACCACGGCGAGTATCAATAGAAATTTGATTTGCTTCTCGTTCTACATGAAATAACAATCCTTTGAATTTTTCAGCCATCCAACGACCATTTGAATCGGTGTCAAGATCAAAAACTCCAGCAGCCGTTGTCGTACCAGAAATAGCACCAGTCTTGGCTGCAATATAAATTGTACGAACAACTTCACGATTAATTTCTGCAAGAATCTCAGAAGAAAGAATATTCGCAAGTTCTGTTTCAGCATCTAAACCATGAACAGCTTTTAGATCCTGTGCAAGTTCTGTTGTATACTCAGCCTTGAGAGCACGGGTCTTGGCAGTTACAGTAGTTTTCTCAATGGTAAATGCCATAGGTTGTAATACAGTTGAACCATCACCATATGCTTCACCAACTGCCGTTGTTACACCTGAACCAGTTGTCCAAGCACCTTCAAACGGATTTTGTGAAGCCGTCATTGGTTCATGAAAACCAGCACCAGTTGAACTTGTTCCAGTAGATGAATGTGCAGTATCAGCTTCATCAAACAATGCATCGCCAGTATTACCTGACTGTTGCGTGTCATATTTTGAGTGCATAGCAAAGATAAGTCCCGTAGGACCTGTCATCGGCTGAACACCACAAACATCATAAGCAATCATCTGAGGCATAGCTCGGCGTACTAGAGAAATCAGAATAGGATTCCACTTAGCAACTCCACCTGTGTCTGCCATCGCACCGGCACTATTAGCAGGTGCAGCTTCTTGAAGGGCTTGCTCTGCTAAAAAAGTTTCTTGATTTTCTAACAATTGTCGTGTGACATCTCGTTTATAAGCATCTTTGATCTCAGGAAGATCAGGATGCTCCATTACAGATGCCCACTTATCTTTAATATTTTCAGATAAATACATTTTTATCTCCTATTAGTAATTTAAAATTTTATTTGACAAACTTCACTTTCACTATATCCATAAACTTAAATAAGATTAACTAACTTTTTTTATGTTAGATATTGCAGCCATAACACTATCCATTGAACTCTCACCTGTTCCATCGGTTATCTTTTTATTTGTTGCCGCAGTTCCCTTATTGTCGTCCAGTTTCTTGTCTGATTTAAAGTAACTGTTCTTAATAATATTCAGTTTTTCTTTGTATTGCTCATCTGATTCATAATCGACATCTTCGGTTAACTCTTTCATCTTATCAATGTCTGTGTCAACCATACCATCTGTGATTTCATGAAAAATATCTTTAGCTTTATAAGTATTTAATTCTTTCGCTGTATCCATATGCTTTTGGGTCTGCTCGTCAAGTTTCGTTTCCAATTCGGCAACTTCTTGAACCAGACTCTCAAAGACATCTTCCTTCTCAGATGGGACATCAATGTAATGCTCTTCAAACAACTTCTTCAAACCAGAAATAAAGCTCTCTGTGACTTCGTTGCGAACACCTTGTTCAACAGCGAGTTTATTTTCTTCCATCCATTCTTTAACAACATAATTCATATACTCATCCATTTTCTCTGTCATCTCTGTTTGTATAGCTTCTGTACGCTCTTCAGTATCTTTCTTTGATTCGTCCCTAATTTGCTTACGAATCTTGGAAATCTTAGACTTAATAGCAGCTTCAAAAATTGTAGCAGCTTTTGTCTTAAACTCATCAGAGAGTTCCTCACCGTCTATAAGTGCAGAAACATCTTCAGAAACATCAATCTCTAATTCTTTTTCTTCCTTCTTGGACTTAGCTTCGTCTTTATCTTCGTCATCATCTTCGTCATCATCTTTATCTTTGTCCAACCAAGGTGGCTTACCTTCTTTTTTAGACTTCTTAGATTCTTTCTTAGACTTAGATTCTACTTCTTCCTCGTCATCTTCGTCATCATCTTCATAATCTTCGTCATCTTCTTCTTTCTTTGATTTAGCTTCAGCTTTTGCAGAAGCATTAGACTTTTTCGTTTTGGGATCTTTTCCTTTTTTGGTTCCCTCTTCTCCATCAGGCTCTGAATCTTCTCGACCTTCTTCGTCATCTATAGCAGGTAAACCTAATTTCTTATTTTCTGGTTTCGCTTCATCCATTTCGACCTCTTCAAGTTGTCCATCATCTGTGAGTATTTTTCTTGCCATTTTAATTCTCCTAAAATGTATTTATTTGTTAAATATTTATAAGATTACAGATTTTGAAGGAATTTGTGGAACACTTCAAGCTTCTTCTGCTCCAATTCTTTCATTTTTGCTTTCATAATCGTTTTCTTCATAGCATCTATATCTTGTTCTTTAATAACACCATTCTCCCATACCCACTCTTTGCCTTCCATAATACCATTTACAAACGCATCAGGAGCTGACGGATCAGCAACAATATCAACTGTGGATAAAACAAAATCTTTCTGTACTTCATTTACACCAGTTTTTTTATTGGTTTTAAGACTTCCCATACCTCTGGAAGATACACCAAGTTTGACACCCTCACTGATAAAATTCTTAACGATTTTACCATTGGGTGTATCCATTACTTTAGCTTTACCAATAAAATTTGTACCATCTTCTTTCAATTCTTTAATTACATGAGAAACACGATCCAGATTAATAACAGGCCCCATCGGATGACCAAGTTCTCCAAGAGCTCTTCCCTCATTAACATATTTCGTATTAAAGTTTTTTACTTCTTTCTGTAATACAGCATGTGGATAAACTCGACCATTCTGATTTTTAATATCAGACTGCATAAAGATACCCTTGATGTATTGTTCTTTACCTTTACCTTCAGAAAGATATTCAATCTCGTTGGTATGTTCTGTTATTAATTTCATTCTTTTTCCCTTCTTTTAGCAAGCCGTTCATTTTCTGCTTTACGAACTTTTGGTAAAATTCGTTTAGCAATTTTTGCAATAACTGCTTTCTTTTTTATTAATCTTTTTTCTAATGCTTCTTTACCTGCTATTGATAAATCAGATTTATCTCTATCTTTTAAAATCTTTTTTGCAACTATATCTCTTGCTTTTTTCATTGCTCGTGTTTTTAATTTGGCAGGGTCTGCTTTTCGTTTCATAGCAAGTTTTCGTTTACGAGCAATCATCTTTCCTTTAGATTTCATTATTCTCGCTTTTTTCATACGAGCTGATTTACTCAATACTTCATCAATAACATCCATAATTAATTCATCAATCTTCTTCATTATCACCTTGCCATTCTCTATCAATTTCATTATAAAACTTTTTCTTATCTGCCGTACTTAATTGTGAAGGACTTGTAACTCCATATTTTTTCATTTTCTTATTTATGAAAGCCGTATAAGCTTTCTTATCACCTGTTGCTTCATCCTTTGGAGTATCTTGTGATGCTTCCCATTCATCATGTGACATACCAGAATGAACTTTATCACAATCATGATTTTCAGTTCTTCGACCATCACCACCAGCACATTTTTTTCTTGCACCATCTGACCTAATATACTCCATTACTTTTTGAACAATACTTTCTTTTTTTCCTTTTGCTTTTTCTTTATCTCTTTCTGCTCTTCGTTTTAATGATTCTTTATCTCTTTCTCCTCTACGAACTAAATTTTCTTTATCTCTATTAGCTTGTTTTAAAGCAGCTTCTTTTTCTCTGTTTGCTTTCTTTACATCAGCAAGAGCTTCTTTTAAATAACTTTTAAAAGTTTTCATGTTTCTACCTTTGGAGTTTCTGGTGTAGTTGTTTTAGGTTCTGTTCCCGGTAACTCAAATTTAAAACTATTTTTATAATCTTCAATAGCTTTAAATGATTTGTTTCTCAAACTTTTTGCAATACCATCTTTTGCTTTAGTAAGTTTTTTACTAAAAATATCTTTTAAAATATTACTTGTTATATCAACCATTGTTAATCCTTTCTTTCATTACATTTTTAATAGCATCAACTAATAAATCATCAGTAAGAGAATCTTCTTCAATCCATTGTTTTACTTGTTCTTCACTTTCATCAATTTCTTTACCAGCAATTCTATCCATTACATTCTTTCGCCAATCGGATTTTTGAACACGTTCAATAGATATAATCTCTTTTGGTTTTCTTATTTTCTTTTTAAGAACCATTTTTACTTCACCAGCACTATTTCCATCCATATAAAATGGAGGAAACCCTTCTACTTCTACTTTCCACATAGCCTCTGAAAATAAATTCTTTTTGTATGTATCAAGAAAACTTTGTGTTTTAACTTTTAAAATAGATTTCATAGTTTTATAAGGTTTAGAAGTCTTCATCTCCATCTTCGTCATCTCCTGTTTCATCTTCTTCTGGTTTCTCTGCTGCTATCTGTTTATCAATTTCTTTCATCTGCTCATCAGACTGTTGTAATATATGCTTACGCAAATATTCAGACGAAATATATTTACCAACATACTCCTCAGCCATTGAAACTAATTCAAAACGATCTCTCATAATCTCAGAGTTTTTCAACTCCATGAAATGAGAATCTTTTGCCCAGATATAACGAATACGATCTTTAACTTCCCACCAATCTTCTTCTTTAATGATACCTCTTAGAATCAACTGAACTCTAAGTAACTCTGTAAATAATCCAGAAAATCTATGTCGTAAACGACTAACAAACTTTCCAAACTTTACTTCATCTCTTGTAATCTCAGAAGCTCTTCCAAGATTAAACTGTGTCGAATCAGTTCCCTCAATTCTTGAGATTGGAACATTCAAAGACTTATACAGTTTCTTTCTAAAATATTCTATGTCATCTGTTTCACCAAGATTCTGTCCACCCGGAAGTGTACTAATCTCAGTACCACGACCACCTTCTCGTCTTGGCAACCAGAAATCTTCCAACATGGAAAGATGTTTTCTCTGGTCTTGTACTTCACCAGTAGCTGCATTATAAATCATCTTCTGTTTATAACGATTCATTACCTGTTGCAGATATTGTTCTGCTTTCAACTTCGGTAAATTACCAACATCAATATAAAATATTCTTCGTTCTGGAGCTCTTGCTAATCTATAGATAACAAGTGCATCTTCAATCATCCGTAATTGATTCCACGGCTTGATTGCTTTAAACAAATAACCAACAACAATTTGTTTTACTGCATCAATTAAACCAGAGTGAACATATGAAATTGCATCGGGAGCAACTTGAACAGCATTTTGTACTCCTATTGTTCCCTGCTGATATTTACCAACATTAAATGCATCAGGTGTATAAAGATAATATTCTAATACATCATCAATCAATTCTATTTGATTCGGTCCACCAGCTTTTGTTTTCTTTACTTCTCGTACTTTTTCAATATTCAAAGGATCAATCGGAATTAATTCTTTAATACCATCCTTTGGTCTTTTATTATCAATTACAATATGATGATACAATCTTGCATCAATATACCACTTCTTAAATAAATCTCCACCAGTTAGATTAAAATCTAACAAATCAAGAAGTGTAGTAAACTCAGCATGTATCTTATCTTTAATACTGTCTGTATAATCTAATGATTCCAAGTCAAGAGCGACAGCAGGCACACCTTCCTCATGGATAACAGCATCATTAATAATATCTTCTATAGCTCCATCCACTTCATGTGAAAAAGCCATATCACGATACTTCTGGACTAAAACTTTTTCGTCTTTGGCATCTGAATCTGTATTAAGATAATGCCCAAGAATCCCACCTCCATCAATAATCTGTGTTGCTCCGTCAAGATTTTCTGGTGTTACAAAAGTTTTGCCCTTCTTCTCTTTCTTGGATTTTATCTCAAAACCAAATAATTCAAACGCCATAAAAAGTACCTTTTTAAAAATTCATAATAATGGGGGTGAATAACTCTCCCCCATTTTCAATTATCTATTATTAA